CACCTGAAGTAAATAAAAGGGATGGTAAATATGTGGAAGGTGCGGAAGCAGGAATGATTTACAATTCTGTTACCGGAGAGTTATATAACGGGGTGGATGGCATTAATGTTATTCCAGCTTTTTATAAACTTGAATATCTTGAATGGAAGGATAGAGGAGAAGGTTTAGGTGCACCAGTTAACATCTACCAATCGTCGTCCGACATCATGTCAAAAACCAAAGCAGATGCAAATTATAAAGATAGATTACCTAACGGTAATTATATTGAAAAAACTGCATCACACTTTGTGATTATCTTAGGAGATAGTCCTTCAACCGCGTTGATTTCTATGAAATCTACTCAATTAAAAATTAGTAGAAAATGGAACTCAATGATGAATGGTTTAAAAATAAAAGGTACAAACGGATTATTTACTCCGGCATCTTTTAGCCATATTTACAAACTAAAAACAACTCAGCTGTCTAACGACAAAGGCACTTGGTTTGGTTGGGAAGTAAGTAAGGTAGGACCAGTCACTGATAATTCGCTTTATCAACAAGCCAAAACGTTTTCTGAAAACATTTCCAAAGGAAGTGTTAGAGCAAAACACGGCGAAGAAAAACCGAAAGGGTCTGAAGCTCATTTCTAATTTTCTCTAAGGAGAAAATCATGCATGACGTGGGCCTGAAGGGAGACTGGAGGGCCCATGGGATAATTATGGAGAAGAAATATATACAGATTTTTGATGGCTATAAAGGTGCCTATGGTGTCGCTAATATCAAGAACGCTTATCGTGATCCTGATAGTGGCAAACTTAAATTAAAACCGGGAGACTATCGATGGAATTATGAAGAACTTACCGATCAAGTTTACATTGATCATTTAAACGGAACTAAATCAATTGGAATGCAGCCCTGCAACGCAGAAGGGGAAACTAAATATGGAATTATTGATATAGATCCAAAACATTATGATCACTTTGACAAAAAATTTATTATAGACAAAATTCAAGAATACAAACTTCCTCTTATCCCTATTCTATCCAAAAGTGGGGCCCTTCATTTATATATCTTTATGGAAAAGTTTGTAGATGCAGCCACATTAAAATCTTTTTTAAGTAATCTTCTTCCTCTCTTTAGCCTAAAAGCAGACACAGAAATTTTTCCCAAACAAACCCAACTGACTCGGGATCTTGAGCGGGGTGGTCTAAGACCAGGACAATTTATTAACTTACCTTATTTTAATAAGACAGACAGAAGAGCTTTAAATATAGATGGAACAGAATTTACTTTTGAGCAATTCATCCCTTTAGTTGAATCTAATCTTGTACCCCCAGACGAATTAAATAAAATTACTGAAGGAATTGATCAGGCAATTTATAAAGGAGCTGGTGACGATTTTAAAGATGGTCCTCCTTGTTTGGCCACACTTAGCACGATTATGAAGAATCCTGCCTTTGATGGCAAGGACAGATTTATGTATAATTATCATGTATTTGTGAAGATGAAGTATCCAGACACGTGGAAACAAAAAGTTAAAAACGCGCCAGTAAAATATTTTGAAGAACAACATGCCAATGGATGGGATGATAAATTATTAAATGCTAAAGTAAGGTCATGGAACCGATCTGAAAAAGGTTTTACTTGTACCCAAAGTCCCATCAATGATCATTGTAAAAAAGGAATTTGTGTTAAGAAAAAATTTGGAGTCTTGGCAGGATCTAAAGGAACTTATCCAATCTTAACTAATCTTAAAAAAATAGATCTCGATCCTGAACCAGAATATGAATTCGATGTCATTAAACCAGATGGAGTAAGCACAGCCACAGTCCATTGTCGTTCTGTTGAACATGTAAATGACCAACGTAAAAGAAGAAATTCAATATCAAAAGCTGCAGGATTTGCTCCCCCACTTATCCAAGGAGATAAAGATCAAATAGTTCTAGATGCTTTATGGAAAACTGAAAAAATAGTTAATCCCCCTATAGGTACAACCCCTAAAGAAAAATTACATGATGTACTACATGCTAAAATTAATGGACCTAAAGCTATGAACGATGCGGGATTTAAAACAGGAACCGTTTTAATAGAGGAAGGTTTTGCCTTTTTTAAATTTGATAAATTTTATGACAAATTAAAATCTAAGAACTGGAAATACATTGAAGATAAAACAGGTGTCATGATGAAAGAGACATATAAAGATTGTGGTATTGAATTCTTAGATCAAAAAAGATTTCCTACCAAAGACAAGGGAAAATATAATACACCCACTAAGAACATTGTAAAAATTTCTATCAAAGAATTTGAAAACGTTCCAATTCATCACACTATATTAAAACATAAAACGGAGATAATATAATGGCCGCTAAAATGGATTTAATAACCATGGTTTTATTCACAGCACTTTGGATATATTTACATTTAGGATCAGGATTATGATCACTAGAAAAATACTCGGGCCTCCGGGAACAGGGAAAACAACACGTCTCTTACACTACGCCCGAACTTTTATTAAATTAGGAACTCCTATTGACAAGATAGGATATTTTGCTTTTACTAAAAAAGCAGCCACCGAAGCTAAGGAAAGAATGCTTGATCAAAATCCACACATCGATGAAAAACAATTAAAACATTTTAGAACGTTACATTCTCTGGCTTTTTGGAAATTAGGATTGAAAAAAAGTGAGGTAATGCAGGACGAACACTATGAAGACATAGGTAGAAGTGTAGGGATAGAAGTAACAGTTTATAGTAATGGAGAAGAAAAAACAGGTTTCGTAGATTCAGACAGCGAATATTTTAATTTAGTTAATACGGCCCGCATCAAAGGGACATCTATTGAGGACGAATACAACACCGGCATGTATTCTCAAGATTTAGATAAAAATTTATTATATATTTTAAGCGATGAACTAGATAATTATAAAGAGTCTTTTCACCTTAAAGATTTCACAGATATGATTGAAAAATTCATTGTGGCAGAATTATGTCCGAAATATGACGTCGTTTTTATTGATGAAGCGCAAGACTTATCGCCGATTCAATGGAAAATGTTTGATGTTTTAAAGAAAAACTCTAGACATGTTATTCTAGCTGGCGATGATGATCAAGCTATTTATGGATGGGCCGGAGCAGATGTTAAAAGATTTCAACAAGAACCTGCCAAAGAAATAGTACTACCACAATCTTATCGGGTTCCTAGATTGGTTCAACGCATTGCTGCCAATATTTTAAATAGAATACCAGATGAACGGAGACTTCATAAAAGATGGGAAGCACGGGACGAAGATGGGTCTATAAATCCTATCACTTCTATTGAAGACGCGCCTTTACACAAAGGAAAATGGTTAGTGTTAGCTCGTTACAACGATAAATTAATAAAACTTAAACCTATTCTAAGAGAGATGGGGATCTATTTTGAATATAAAAATAGAAAGAGCTATAAAACAAGACTCTACGCTGCTGTACAAAACTACACTCGTTGGACCAAGGGATCATTGCTCTCTATCTCAGAATGTAAAGATTTATTTGAATATTTTGGAAAAGAATTTCCTGGAAAGGAAGAACGAATGTATGATTTAAAAGAATTTGGATACCAACGCACGCAGATCTGGTTTGAAGTTTTTGAAACGGAACCAGAGGACAGCTTATATATTAGGGACATGCTTCAAAGTGGTGAAGAATTATCTAAGCCTCCTCGTATAAAATTATCTACCATTCATGCAGCTAAAGGAGGTGAGGCGGATAATGTTTTACTTATCCTAGACAACACTAAAACTATCCGGGAGGCTGTTGAAAAAAGTCCAGATAAAGAAGATGAAGAGAATAGAGTTTGGTATGTAGGTGTCACCCGTACTAAACAAAATTTATATATTATGGCGGCAAAAAAGGAGGGTAAAGGATATGACATCGAAAGTCTACAATAAACAAATCGGAGGATCCCATTATAAAATAATGAAAATCCAACCAAGCAAGTTTGTAATTGAGAACAAGTTGCTATTCCCCGAGGGAAATGTTATTAAATATATTTGTAGGCATCCCTATAAAGGAAAGAAGGAAGATTTATTGAAAGCAAAACATTTTATCGACATGATTATTGAGCGAGACTATCCGTAATGAGAATACCTAAATTCGAAGCTCAGACAGAATGGGTGAAACCGACAGAATTTCCCGACCTCAGACAGGTTGATGAAATTGCAATTGACTTAGAAACAAGAGACCCCGATTTAATTAAAAAAGGATCCGGTGCTATTATCGGTAATGGAGAAGTAATAGGTATCGCTGTCGCTACTTCTTTTTACAAAGGATATTTTCCAATTGCTCATCAGGGTGGGGGTAACATGGACAAAGTTAAAGTCTTAGACTGGCTCAAAGATGTCTTAGAAGCTCCTTCCACAAAAATTTTTCACAACGCTATGTACGACGTCTGTTGGTTAAAAAAGATGGGATTTAAAATCAATGGCGACATTGTATGTACCATGATCGCAGCAGCGGTTACTGATGAAAATAGATTTAGATATGATCTTAATAGTTTATCCTGGCATTATTTAGGCTACGGAAAAAATGAAGCAGGTCTTGCAGAAGCTGCCTCTGAATGGGGAATAGATCCAAAAGCTGAAATGTATAAACTTCCAGCGATGCACGTAGGGGCTTATGCCGAACGAGATGCAGAAGTAACCTTTGGTCTGTGGCAAGAGATGAAGAAAGAAATCATCAATCAGGACTTAGAAGATATTTTTGATTTAGAAACCGAACTCTTTCCCTGTCTTGTTGACATGAAATTCAAAGGTGTGAGAGTAGATGTTGAAAGAGCCCAAGCAATGAAAACAGAATTCAAGAAAGCAGAACAAGAACTCTTAACTAAGATCGAAAAAGAAACTAATATACGCCCACAGATTTGGGCCGCAAGAAGTATAGCAGAAGTTTTTGAAACTTTAAAGATACCTTTTGAACGTACAGAAAAAACAGAAGCCCCCTCTTTTACTAAAAATTTTTTACAAGAACAC